TGCAACCTAATCCAGTTTGTATGTGGAATCAATCACCAAAAGAAATAAGCATTAACCATCTTTCTAGAAAATATACTAAAAAGTCAAATGGAAACGAAATGTATGAAGACATTAGAGATTTTCATTATCTTAGTGGACAGGATAACGATAGGTCAAATAGTCAAAATATGGCTAATGAAGGCATTCGCTCCATGTATGTAATTGTTGATTCAGATAATATTACGAATAGTGGATTTACAGTATTAAGAACTAGAACTGAAATAGATGAAATTTTAGACAACACAGAACTAGAACTTTGTTTAAGTGATGGTGAGAGGTCTATTTTGTCTGGAACGAAATTAACAAACTATGGGGATTACTCATCAATTGTTTTAGATAGAACTGAATATCTTGAAGGGGTAGTATCTGTTTCCGAACCTTTTGAGTTAAAGGTAAGTGGAGATATACAGGAAGATGATAAAAGAGCAATTATCGGCTCAACCCTTGATATATCAAAGGATGCTGAAGATTTAGTTGAAGAGTTATTTAAAGAGAATGATATTACTCATTCTCTTACCCGTTCAAATTATTCTATCTATGCTTCTCCTGATTTTCAAGGAACCTCTCTCTATACATTATCAAAATACCTTTTAAATTTAAAAGATAAAGAATTATTTGATTCAGTAGGAACTATCACTTCAAGAAACATTGATAGTGGGTCTAGGGTGTCTAAATTTGAATTTAATGATGATAATATAATTGAATATGAATTAGTTGATAGCGGGTTTGATTTCTATAATGAGATTGTTGTTTATGGAAGTAGTCATAGGGCCATTAAGAAAAATATTAGAAGCATTAAAGAAATTGGCAAAAAGACATTAGAAATTTTTGAAAAGAAATTGAAATCTCAAATTGATGTTGATAAAAGAGCATTTGATTTATTAAAGATACACAATAATGATGTTAGCAATTTAAATGTAAAAACTCACATTAGAGATGCTGAAACTCTTTCAAGTGGAGATATCGTTACTGTTGAGATTAAACAAGAAAATATTCCTAGAAACCTTTATGTTGTTTTAGAGATGAAATATGAAATTAGCGGCATTACAACTCTTGTTTTAGGAAAATATATTAAAAATATAGAGGATAGATTTGCAGAAGTATTGTTAGCAAATAACCAAACCGATTCTTACCTTAGAAGAAATGATTATCCATCAAACGAAAACACATTTGATTTCTTTGAAAATTTAAAGATTAAAGAAATTCAATTGACTATTCGTAAAAGAACACAGACTGGTATTACACTCGGCTTTTCGCACACTTTAAATACGAATGCCAGCACCATTGGATTCGGAGGCGGAACAATCAGCCACACAACTCTCTTGGAGGAAGACCTATGATAACTGATGAATTTAGAAAAATTTTGGCAACTAAACTTAAAGATGAAGTAAATACTAGCAATAGTAAAATTGGGCAAGGTGGGAATACCACTTCTCCTTTAGCAACTTCTTTAGATGTTCCTTTAACGGCAACTGTTTCTACTACTGCTGAGAAATCTTCGGAAAATGTAGTCCAAGTAAAATTAGAAGTATTAGGTTCAGATATTACTGGATTAGTTATTAGAGAGGCGGGCTTATTCAATTCTACACCTACCTTATTACAAAGAGTTAATTTTGAAGGTGTTGGGCCTTTTAGTGCAACAGAAAGATTACAGATTTTCATTACAATGGAGGTGGAATAAGATGGTAAGCAACCCATATCACTTTAGCAG